TGTCTAGTGTCGTGCCAGCAATAGTAGACGGGGTAGTTGCGCCTAATGAACCGTTAACTCCCCCATCCTTGACCAAAACCCCATCAATAGTGACGCCAGAACCGGAAGTGGTTTCGTTAATGGTGTTTGTCTCAATAACCGAGCCAGATAAAGCTCTTAGGATGTTAGCCCTAAGCTCGAAATCAGCCGCATTATTGATCGTTATCACCAAAATATTGTCTGTGCCGGCTTGCATCTTAGTATTGCCGGTAGGATCAAGAATCAAGGCTAGACCGTTAAAGTCAATATCGCCCGTAACAACCGTTTGACCGTCTTTATCGAGAGAATTCGTTAATTCAGCCGCAATATCAGCCGCCAAAGCGTTGTGCACCGATGATGAAATTACTGTGCCGGTGACAACAGGTTGACCGCTTGTAAGCGCGTATGTACCAGAGCCATTTCTAGGAATTCTACTACCCTCCTGTTACCATTACTGGCACACTTGAAGTTAAATTATTGGAGGCATTATGCCGTTTACTACAAAGAATTCGTACTATTCTGTTTGGGCCACATTAGTTGCTTTCTCCTATTCCGTATTTTTCTAGCAAGTCTTCAGGCATTGCTTCATCTGCTGTTTCAGTCTGAATTCCAGCTTGTCTACTTGCCTGCCTAAGAATGTTATTTTTTGTTGGGTTTTTCCCTGCCCATTTAATAGCAAGAGCGGCGTCAATTGCTTTTGTTCTCAGTAAGTGAGACATAAAGCCCACCATTGACGTAGGAACCTGCCCCATACCGGCGGAACCAGCAACCACCCTAGAGCTATAATCTGTACCAAACGCGCTAGGGCTGTTAAACGGCAGCGCGTCACCCATTTTTTTAACGTCTGCATAAGCTTTATTCAAAGCCCTTACCTTTGGATTTCTGCTTTCAATAGCTTCTTTAGCGCCTCGACCCATTGTTTTATTTGCTTGAACTTCAGCAGGGAACTTAGGCGCATCGCCGTATGCTGCCGGGCCAGCTTCGCTATATCGTCCTATTTTTGCGCCCTGCATTTGCATTGGAGTCATCGTATCGCCATTGGCATCAACAACCCTGTTTAAATAGTCTTCTGTAGCTGAATCAAATTGGTCGACATAGCTTGACCGCTTTGATCCTTGTCCTGTGCCAAGCATTTTTGCTCTTTCATCAGGCAGAAATCTCCCAATTTCATCAACAGGAATAGGGTCTTGCGGCATATCTCGAACAGATTGGTCAATTGCTTGGCCCCTGCGAATTTTTTCATCTGCTAAGGTGTCCATTCCGACATCGTTAGGTCGTAATTCAAGGTCGTAGGCTTGGTTAGCCAGATTTGAAGCCTCCGATTGAGTGACCTTTCCTTTGCCTTGCCCGTATTTGAATTTCATTCCTGTCTTATAAATAGACTTTGACGGCAGTGCTTTTGCCAAATTAGTCGGCATTGCGGCAGGGTCAAGTGCGGCGGCAACCTTCCTTATTGCAGCAGCTCCACTCCCGACTTTACCGCCTACATTTGATGCCGCAGCAGCTCCACCAGTTAGAATAGTGGATAAGTCGCTAACAAAACCTACGGGGTCATTTTCAATCGTGTTTTTTAGATTATTGACGCCGCCGTATCGGTCAATGTAAAACTGCTTGACAGCTTTAGCCGCGCCTACGTTGGCAGGGCTTACAAACGCTTCGGGGTTGTCAGACGCAAGCATTTGACCAATGCCAGAGCCTATCTGGTTAAGCCCTTTAACGGTGTCTATAGGGTGTCTAATAGGGTACGTGAGGTCGTCAACAAATTGCTTTCCAGACGGAATGATATTTCCCAGCATACGGTCAAAAGAAAAGTCTTCGCTTTCGTCGTCACTTTCGCCTGTTATAAGGTCTAAAGGCATTTCTAATATTCCTCAGACATTTGAGACTGCCAGCTTTCGCTTAGGTTCTGGCTTAACTTTTCCCTAAGATCTTCCTCGCTCATCCCGTATTTTTCCATTGTGTAGCTCATGTCGGCTTTGTTCTTGTCTAGCGACTGATTAAACTCTTTCGACAACTGATTTTGAATATCTGTTACAGATTCAGCCCAAGGCCCAAGACTTATACCGCCACCCATCATTTCATTAAGCTTTACGACTGCCGACATTTGACTTTGAATGTCTCTGCCAGGGTCAGCAAGTGCAGAAAGGTAGAAGTCTAGCTCTCGGTTACTATCAAGAGCCTTAGCCGACATATCCGATGCTTGTATTATCTTACCAATAAGCAGTGGTCGCGTTGCCATAATAGTTCTGCGAATAGACGAAGCCGCATCAGGCGATATTCTTGACTGCAAGTTGTTAAATGTTTCGGTGCCCATAATGCCGTTTTTTAGGTTCGTTAGTGCGTCTTGGTCGCCACTAACCGCCCCGCCCATCGAATACAATTGCTGAAACGATTTGCCCATTGTAGAAAGCATGTCATTAACACCCTTTTGCGCCCCAACCCTCGAAGCTATTTCTTGCGGTCGCTTAGAGTTTTTAAACGGGTCGTCATTTCCTTTAGAAAATTCTGTTGGGCGCGGCTGATTTGCGGTTACAGCCGCCGCCGCTTTAGTTAAGGCGCTTGAAACACCGCTTTGGTTAGGCGAATTGACTTGCGCTTGATATTCGTCATAAGGCGTCAGAGTTCCAGTCGAGGGGTTAAATATTGATTTTCTTGTTCGCTGCTCCCCATAAGTAGGGCTGTTAGGATCGGTGTCTAAATAATCTTCGTCTTCAAGTTCCAAGTTTGCAGCCCTGCCGCCTTCACGCGTTCGAGAAAGCGCGGCATTGTTTTTAGACTCCTGCAAATTCATGGCGTCTTTTTGATCAAGGTCGCGCATCATCATGGCTTCTTTAAATGCGGCTGACCTGTTTGATACTTCAGGTGTTTGGAACGTAGGCATTTCCCCCGGGCGCATAGGCCCAACGCCTTGATCTGCGACCCCGGTTTGAAAGGCTCCCATTGAGTTGCCAAACGTATTGGTTTCATCAACAACCATTTGCTCGTTTTCAGCCTGCTCGGTATCCATCTGCCGACCCATTTGGCCTGCTTGGTACTGCCTAAGCATGTGCGCCAAGCCTCGACCGACATCGGTACGCTTACCCGTATTGTTCATTGGGGTATTCTGCAATGCAGACATCAAAGCCTGGCGTCGATTTAAATTCTTTTGTGGTGTATATGGCATTATTTACCCCCCCATCAGTCCTGCTGCAAACCCGCCGGCTTTAGCTCCTAATGGCCCGCCTAACGCTGCACCGCCAAGACTAAACAAGCCGCCCATAATGTCAGGGCCTGCTTGGAATGCGCTCATATCGTAATTTCCTTTGGCTACTGAAGCATCAAATACAGGGGGCGGAGCAACATTAGCGCCTGTGTAAGCCTGAAACTGTGGCATGTTGGCCTGTGTGCCTGTTCTAAGCGCATTAATTTCGTTCAATGGCAATTGACGCAAATACGCCTGCTCTTGAATTTGCTGCGCTCTCTGCGAGTCATTGGCGCCCTGTGAGGCTCTTTCTTGCTGGGCTACCCGGTTCTGCTCAGACTGGTTAAACGAAGCTTGTGCGCCACGCTCGCCAAACTGCTGGCTACGAATAGCGGCATTAGTACGCGCCTGCACTTGTTGTTCGTTTAGACCTTGCGATCTCAAGCCTTGCTGAAACACTGCCATGCGTTCTTGCTCTTGGAATTGCTGCCCGCGCTGCGCTCTAGCATCGTCAGAAACGACGCCGCGCTCACTGAACTGCTGGCCTCTAATCTGCTGATTAATTTGCGCTTGCACTTGCTGTTCATTCAAACCGGAAGCTCGAAGCTGCTGGGCAAATTGAGCAGTTCTTTCTTGCTCGTTAAAGCGTTGGCCTCGTTCCGCCATAGCGTTTTGAGAGGTTGCGTTTCTCTCATTAAACTGCTGGCCTCTAATCTGATTGTTTATTTGCGCCTCAATCTGCTGTTCGTTCATGCCTTGCGCACGAAGCTGTTGAGCAAATTGCGCTACTTGAGCATTTTGACCAAAATCCTGATCCCTTGATCTTGATTCCATGTTAAACAAACGCTCTTGCTCTTGACCGGCCTGCACCCTAGCACCAAGATTAAAATCATTTTGCTGTTCGTCAATTTCAGCCATTCGACTACGATAGCCTTCAGTGCCCGGCGTGAAGCCACGCGAAATAAGGTCTGATTCCATCTGCTCACGCTGGTTGCGGAATTCATCGCCTCGCCTAGCAACCATTGCTTGAAATACGTCTTCTTGACCGCCTACAGTGCCCTGCATGTTTCGTTGATCAAGGTTCTGAAGCTGCCCTGTTGGGCTTAGTTCTCCGGCATTAACGCCTTGAAAATTACCCAAGCCGTCGCTGTTTAACGAGCTAAAGTCATTAAACGATGATCTGTCAATGCTGCCTTCGGGCGACAAAGCATCGGTATTTATGCCTGTTAAATTCTGCATACCATCGGCATTAAGAGGCGCAAAGTCTCTAAAACCGGAACTATCAATACTGCCTTCAGGCGCCAAAGAGTTTAAATTAATGCCAGAAAAGTCCTGCATTCCAGCGGTTGACAGCGTATTGCGGCTTTGGTCGCCATAATTAGGCGTTTCAAAGTCGTTAACTTGGCTCATGTCAAATGGCGTATCCATCATGTTATTCACGCGACCAAGCCCGCTTGTTGCCGTATCCAGCAATCTAAGGTCAAGGTTTGCGTTTCTGTCATACTTTGCTTGTTCAGTAGGCGATAGTCTTTGAGTTACCGTTGCTTGAGGAACACCACTTACAGCATTGGGGGTTCCGTTCGACATATTGCGAATGTTTTGACGAATTTGGTTAGACAATTGATTGCCGTTTCCGCCCTCGTTGCCCGCATCGCCACTAAATCCCATATTTGGCTGATTGTTTCGCATATTGTTTTGCGCTAATACTCGCCCATCCGATCTAGTGCCTTCCGGCCCGCGCATGTTAAACCCATTGGATCCAGTCACACCGGCTTGCACAGGCATTGCTTGATAAGGCAATCTATCTGCCTCTGTCACATTGGGTTGACTCCGTCCGCGAATGGCAACACCATTGCCTATTCCGGACGATGGTCTTTCCATAGGAGTTCGTCTTTCCAAATTCTGAGACGCCGCTCTATAGGCGCTAAGAACCGAATTATCAGCCCCTCCCAAATCAGCAGTGTCAAACCCGCTTTGATAGCTTTGTGGCGCGTTAGATTGACCGTCATCGTAAAGACCACCGGCAATCTGTTGATTTTGCGCACCCGGCCCCATATTAAAGCCACCAGAAGGCGCGCCCCATGTAGTTGTTGACGAGCCAAGGTGATTGACAATATTGGGGTTGGATAATACCGCTGTTTGAATGGCGGAATCTTTGTTAGCTTCGCCCTGTGCGCGTGACGCTGCGGCGTAATCAGGTGGTGGAGGCGCTTTCTTTCCCATGACTTATAAACCTGCAAGTATCTTTGTTGATTTCGGTGAGAACGTAATCTACACCTACCCTGTATCCATCTTTGATCCGATATAATTCCTCGAATCCTATGTGCTTGATGAACTTTAGAGCCTTGAGGTTATCTGAAGGCGTCGAGCCAATGATTTTTAGTTTGCCGGCAGTGTTGAATACGTAATTAAATATTTCTTCAGCAAAGCCGTTTTTTAAAACCATTGGGTTACCAATCCATATATGTATCATGCAACTTGTATCTGACCAGCTATCTAAGACACAAACCGCTTGCACCTGGCCCTCTTTCATTACCGTAAGACCCTTTGTTCCTTCGGTCATCGGTGGTCGTGAGTCAATCATGGCGTTAACGTGCCACGGTTCGAGCGCAATAATGTCCATTCTACTCAATTTCCCAATAATTGCATCTATCCAACAACGCCCCCGAATTCGTACAAGTAATCGGTAGCAGCAAGGCGTAAATCAAGGCCATTGGATACGGTTTTTACCCTCAATCCGCATGCGGTGCCTACAGCAAAAACGGTTTGCCAGTCAGTAAACGTCGAAATATCGCCTGACCATACCGCAGAATCCCAAGTTCCGCTATCCCAAATGCCGGAGAATAAAGGCGTAAAAGACGCTGGGTTGGTCACGGGAATAGAGTTAAAATCAATTGATACCCCAACAAAAACCGAAGGGTTGCCGTTTGCCAAAATGTTAGGCCGAGCAGATTTAAGGCTTTTTAACCGACCTCTTGAGCCAAGATACGAATAGGCTTGCTGAATATCTGTCGCAATATTGGCGCCCACATCAGCATAAACGGTGCCAAATAATTGGACTCCGCCATCAGTTCCAAAATAAGCTATTTCATTAGATATTGCCCAGCAATTAGCCGCTAACCCGGTCCAGCGCCACCACGACCCGTTTAAGGTGTTCATGACGTACTGTTGTTGCTCGCTACCTTCACGCACTGGTACGTTGAGAATCAACTGATTATCTTGCGGATAAACGGTCATTTCCCAGCCAAAATTAGATTTGTAAGCTTCAGAAGATGCTTGAATGGCTTCTTGGATGTTAAACGTTAATGACGTTGAAGGGTCAATTTGACTTGACTGCAATGCTTTAGCGAGCGGCACAACACCTTCTACGGTTAGCAATGTCACGTCGCTTTTGTATTTGATCATGCAGCGCCGGCCAATGGGTTCGCCAAGATTCCAAACCCCGGCTAATGCCCAGCTTGAAGCCGAGCTAGGGTTGGTGCCTTTAAATACCGCAACTTGGCCTTCAGAAGACACGACGACAAGGTGGTCGTCAAATCCTTCGCCGCCATCAACCGTCCACGTTTCACATGAAACAATGTATCCGCCTTTGGAGAAATATCCGTCTAACCTGGTAGCATTAACGGTTCCGCCAACTGAATCAATTGGCAGGTAATACAGGCTTAGTGAATTAACAGCAACCAAATACAATCGACGCTTAAACACACATGCGTTAATCAGCGTAGTGGCAGTAACGCCGACAATGGCCGGCGAGGATGACGCTGTAATTGATGTCCAGCTAGATCCATCCCAATATTGAGGTGCGTCTGCGCCGTTAAAACAGCACAAATACGAATCACCCGCGGAGTTAGTAAAATTTACATGCTGCCATCTAGCGTTAGATAGCGAGTCAACAACGGCAGATCCAACACCACCAGCCGTTGTAAAGTCGTAAATACTACTTCCAGCCGCGCCGAATAGCGTTTGTGTTCCTCCCTGCGCGTTGTAGGGCATTAACGACTCAACTTGACCAGATATGCCGGTTACGTGATTGGCGTTGCCACGACGCACACGAACGTCTGTAGAGCGACCAGACCAATTTTCGGTATTAACGGCAAAAGTAGGGTCCATTTCTGCGAGTGGGTCTTTTGTGTTCCAGCCACGAATAGGCGCCGGCACAGAAGCGGTTTTGCTAATTTGAGCGCCTTTAACGGCTTTTCTAAAGGCCGGTCTTCGCATTATAAGTCCCAGCTACCAATCGGTATAATAATCCCGGCTTCAGGCTGTTGGCTTTCGCCGCCAATATCTCGCGTTTCTTTGGCACCATCACGGGCCATTGCATCCAATACCCGCGCTTCGTAATTCTCAAAATCTTGTGCGTATTCTAAACCTTTGGCATGACGCCACCGCCAAATGATGCCAAGACGCATCAAATCCTCGTCTAAAAGGCCAACATCACCGTCTGCCGTCCATAGCTTTTGAGCGGTTCCACTGGCGCTTTCGCACCAAGACTTAGTAATGTAGTCAAACGCGCATTCGTCGGTTGTAGTAGGGGTAGGCTCAATAAAAAGCAGGTTGCCACCACGGATCTGAAACCGTTGATAAGGCCCGGTGAATGGAAAAGACTTAATTTGCTGGTAAGCAATCGAGTCCATCGGCCTGATAGGTAATGATATAGTTCGATTCCAGAAGGTTTCGGGGATGATGTAGTCAAACCCAGCGTCGTCTACTACCGCCCCGTTCATCTTCCCTTGACTTGTTGCAAGCACAAGATTGAACACGTTTGAACGCTTTTTGGCCGACCATTGGTATCTGGCCGACAAATCTTCGCCCTCAGTGTTTGCAATCTCAAGCAACTGCCCAACTTGTATATCCGAATTGCCTATAATCGATGCAGGCTTTGCAATACCAAGTCGTTGCGTTGCGCGTTGCAGCATGTCAAGAAGTGGCATTATGCGGCCTCAGAATCAGCTTTTTTGGGTCTGCCTGGCTTTTTAGGCTCATTGGCTTTGGCTTGCTCGTCGATCTTTTCTTGAAGCATCTGCATTTTAGACTCAAAACCACTGATGGTATCTGCCATCTGATCGTTTTTGGCTTGTAAATGCGTAAATTCGGCAGAAGCAACACCATTTGGCGCTGTGTGCAGAAAGTTAGAGGCTTTACGTTTAACGTCCCGCGAACCCATGCCTAGTGCATCCATCGCGTTTTCCGTCATTTCTGCCGCTTCCTCAACGCTGCGAATACCCAATTCAATTAGGTTTTTCTGCATAGCTTGAGTGATTTGATTCCAACCAGTAATAGGAGTTCCATCAATAGGAGCCTCGCGGTTTTCCTCCCAAGCCTTCAGGTTTTTCAAGCAATAATCGTAATAATCTTGAGAAATGAACTCATTGCGTAGCTTTTCTTTAAGCTGGTCGATCCACGGCGTTGTAGGTTCGCGATATTTGTATGTCTCAATTTCGACATCATCAATCATTACCTTTTGCTCAACAGGCGGGCCGCCTTCTTCCGGTGTTACCCAACGAGAGGCCGGGCGCTGCACTTCTTTCTGTACTTCGCGACTTTTAAACGTCCAACCGCGCACTACTGCCGGAACTTCGCTTTTTGTGTCGCCTCTTGCGCGAGAATAAACCTTAGTGATCGGCGCATAGATAGTTCGACCGGCTTTTAGTGAGGCCTCGCGGTCCTCAACAGTTGATTCGGTAAAACGTAGGAATGGGGGTGTATCTTCTTTTAGGGCGCCGGGATTTCTTGAGGCGCGTTCGATGTCTTCGTCACTAAAGGGCATAGGATTACTCGCTAATTGGTTATCAATTAAAGAAAAGGGGGTGTTTTAAGCCCCCTATCCTGTTTAGGCTGAAGCTGCGTCGTCCATAAACGGACGGTCAATCTCAAACTCAGCCAAGCCAGTAGAAGGAGTGCCGATGGCAGATGCCCCGATAGCCTTCTTGACTCGATCACCGGCAACAACCGCATCATCAATGCTGCCGGCGGTAGCCGTCGCATAAACAAGGCCATTGTCCGCATAGCTTGCTAGACACTTGCCTACCGCTTTACCGCTGATCTGATACCAACCATAGGAGCTGGCAACATTAATAGACATGGCAACAGCTACGCGGCCTTTGTCATTAGCAGCCAATAGGCTGGTTGTAAAGCCGTCTTCGGCTACGGTTACCCAAGAGCCAACGACAGTATTCGCAACGCCGGCAAGATAGATAAACTCGCCCTCGCCGTAAGTTGCCGAGTTTGCTTTCAGAATAGTGCCAAAAGGGTGATTTTTGACAGTATCAGTATCACCAATAGGCTGTGCGCCTATTCGGGGTTCACTCACATAAAAAGTCATAATTGTATCCTCAAATGAATTGCAGGCGTCTAAAGACTACGCGTGTAAAACACCTTGGTTGCGACGGTTAGTGACACAGATGTTGCCCATCCAGATAATTGGAATAACAACAGCATCTTGGTTAATGGCGCGTTGGTCTTCAACCTGCGTCATTTCTGCGTCACGGTGACATACTAACTCAAGGTAATCAGTATTGAGCATGTAGCCATGAGCCGCTGTAATACCGGAGCCACCATCAAAGATAACGTCAGCATTCTTGTACTTCAACGAAACAAAACCGGCATTTGCCTTGTCGGAACTGGCATTTGTATCGGATGTGTAACGCTTCAGCGATACTTGAGAGTCTTCAAAAAAGCTGTAATAGTCGTTAGAAAGCACGACTAGATCAGGCTTGTCCGAACCACGCACCAGATCAAGGTAAAGCTGGGACATGAAGGGAGACTCAAAAGTGCTAGACGACAGCGTAATAGCACCGCCAGAAATAGGCGAGCTTGCGTCCTGCACCTTTGTCTGCCACCAATCGTAAATGTCACCATCAATGCCGCCAAGCGTACCACCGGCGGTGTCAGGGCAGATTGCGCCCAAACCGTTGATCTGGTTGGCGCTAGTGCCGTCTGAATAAACGTCGCTTGAAAGGTTGTTTTTGAAGGTTTTCATGGCATTCGTCAAACGAGACTTAGCCAAGTTGATGATTTGTGAATCGCTTGAGTTAATGCGCATTTCTCGACCGGAAGCCGTTACGTGCACTGCCGCTTGCTGCCAGTTGTACTCGGCGGCGGTTAAGACCTGCGACGTGGAAATATCCAGCGTGTCATAGCCGCTGTATCGCTGCCACGATTGATTGGTTCCGTAGTCAAGCCCACCAACGATAGTCAAACCACCGTCTTCGACGCGCTTACGGCCTTTCTGATTCATACGCATCAGGAGGGCGTTGTTGTTTGATACGTTGTCGGCGTACCCCGCTTTGTGCTTTCGGAATGTGCTAGAAATTAGCTCCGAAAAAGTGCTATTTGGTGATGTCATTAGGATTTAATCCTCAAAAGTTAAGTTAAGCACTACGAGATTTGATGTCAGCCATCGTTTCACGCAATGTATCGTCAACACTTCCGGTGGGTTTTGGCTTTGTAGAAACATGCGCCGGCTTCTTGTCAATGTTGTTCGCATTGGCTTTGATAGCGTTTGCAACATGGTTCTTGCCGTTTCCGCCGCCTTGGGATTGTTGTCCCTGTATCAAAGGTCGGGTATCGGGGTTTGCCCATAGAGCGTTATTGTAAGCTTCCTCAAAAGACATGATGGCGCCTTTGTTGTCTGCTCTTTCTAAAATATCTGCCATATCATCTACAACATTGGCAAAATAAGGGTATTTAAGCTCGCCCTTACTATTTACTGCTGTTGCAAATTCATTTGCCTCTGTATCCAACGCCTGTTGGCTAATGCTCTGCTGTTGTGCAGCAAACCGGGCCTCTACACGTCGATCAATGTCAGCTTCAGTTAAACCGGGTTTCTGCTCTTGTGGGGGCGGAGCACCGTTAATCAAAGCCGTCTTTAATTCGTCAAAATAACCATATTGTTGTGCTAATTGCACAGTCATATTCAATTTATCGCGAATTGTTCCTTGACGCAAGACGTGTGCGCTATTTAGCATATTTTGCACAACAGTCTCAGGCGTGCCGTTTTCCGCTCTAATCAAAGCTTCATACGGTTGAAGTGTTCGATTAATGCGTTCGCCAAAATCTGCCGTTTCCTTTAGCTTTTCGACACCTTTGTGCATATCGTGTTCGCGCTTGGCGATTTCGCTGCGGATTTCAGGGTCGAGGCTTGCCCATTTTGCTTTGGCACCAGCGCGCCAGCTAGAAGGCGCGTTTGCCAATGATCGGTCAATATCGCCCGTTACGGGGATTACCGGCGCATCATCTGCGGCGACAATTTCATCTGGTTTAGGATCGGTTTGTTTGGACGTATCGACTTCAGACTCGACTTCTTCAGCGTCAGTAATTTCGTCTTCAACTTCGTCAACAACTTCTTCTGCGTCAACTTCTTCTACCAACGATTCATCAGTTCGGCCTTGTATTTCACGCAAGGTTTCTGCCATATCTTCGTCGATCGTTGTTTCTACTTCTTCGTTAGCCATATAGGTTGCCTATAATCCAAACGTCCATGAGTTTTTGGCCTTGCCGTCACTTGCCCGTTCAATGGGCGCATTATTGCCATGCCGCATATCATTGAGGGTTTGCCCCAATGTTTTTTCTATTGCACGATCCATCTGTTTGTCTTCATGGGCAACGTGTGAATCTGCCGCACGCTGTTCGGATTCCCGTCCTTCGTACACCCGACAACCAGTACGCTTGAGGTTTTCTCTGTGCTGGCGCCGACCACTAATCATTTTGTTGCCTTCGTTCACGGGGCACTTGTAATCCTTTGCGTCACGCATAATGTGATGCGTTTTAGGCACCGGAGGCGGGTTCATGCCGTACTGAGACCACATATAGTCCGGAATCATAGCGCCGGTTTCGGGATGCGCCTTGTATCTGACGCGGCCTGTTTCGGGGTCTACATCATGATTCTTTTCTTTTTTGCCAAATATAGCGTCGTAATTGCTGTCAAAAGTAGCCTTATTAACGCCATACGGTCTTGGATTTGAGCCTTTACCCGCCATCTTTTTTATCTCCGCCACGATGAATGTGAACCTGAATAGCCTCGCCATCGCCTTTAATTTCCATAGACTTCAGTTTTGGTGAGGTAAATTGTGCAATACGCTCCCATTCTTTGTTCACGTCAATTAATGTTGCGCTTAAATCGTGATTAGCCTCGTTGTCGCCCGCTTCAGCACTGTCCACCTTTGCTTGCAACAAGACAGCATTTTTTGCCATGTTCATAATTGGATCAAAGTCTTTGCCGTACATAGCTTTAAGGCGGTTTAATAGGAACTTGTCGTTAACCTTGCTCATTAGTCATCCTTAATTTTTGCATGTCTTGTTGCGCCCTAGCCTCTGTTAGCTGGCCTTTTAGTTGCAACTCACGCATCGTGTTTTGGTGCTCAACTTGCTTGGCTTGAGCATCCATTTGCCGTATTCGTTCTTCATGGGCATATTTAGCTTGATTTGCTTGGTTCTCCGCTGCCTTTGCCTCGCTTTCCGCTTCTTGCCGGGCTTGCTCAGCTTGTTGTTCGGCCTGTTGCTGTTGTTGGGCTGCTTGTTGCGCTTGCTGCTGCTGTTGTTGCTGTGCGCCTTGCTCGTTTACAGAGTTTTCTATGGCTTCCTCTACTTCCCGGCCTAATCTAAACCGGCTTACAATCGACTTAAGCAACGCCGTAGCAGCGTCTTTGGTTATCATTCCTGATTCAACCGCCGGCATAACGCCTTGGACATATTGAGACACGCCACCTAAAAGCAGTGTCAGCGACTCTTGATCGGCATTTTGATCGGCTAGTACCGTTGAGTCAGTTTCAATGTCGATCATGTAGCTACGCGCCAAATCCTGCTCCATAACTCCTTTTAAATCTTCCCACGTAGGCAAAGACATAAATCGCATTTGTTCTGGGTCAACTTGAGGCTGTTGTGGCGGCTGAACTTCTTGCCCTGATTGCTGGGCTTGCTGTTGAGCCATCATTGCTTGTTGCTCTGCCTGCTGTTGCAGCATACGTTGTTGCGCTTCAAACTGCTGTTTTTCCGCTTCTCTTGGGAATTTTAGCCCGGTAATACCCGCCAAGCTTTCAATTGAGAATTTCTCGCCAATAATCTCAACGACTAGCTTTAAAATATCTTTTGCGTACTTTTGGACTGCTCGTTGACGTTTTTGCAGGCGTTGAGAACCATAGCTTCCCTTCATCTTTTGGGCGCCAAGCGTTTCATAAGGGTCCGATTGACCACGCATAATGTCTGAAATGCCGGTAATCTCGTAAATCTGCTGAACTAAATCGCGGCGATACACGCGAAGCTGCAACAAGACCTCAACCAAGGCTTTGTTTGGAAACATCCAGATAGCTTTTTCGATGCCGCCGTTTTCAATTAATCTTGATAGATTTTCAGCAGGAATCATTTTGTTGTCGCCTGCATCAAACAACTTGTCTAACTCTGCCAAAGTGTTGTCATAGACGCCGCGAACCCGCAAAGAATCAGATATACGTCGCTCTCGTACTACCACAGTATTTAAAGTAGTCGCTAAAGCCTCGTATTGGGAATATTCAGTAAGCGGAACCATTGAAGTTGTTGATTTTATCGAATACAACGGCTTCGGCATCGGCCAAAACTTTTTCAGGGACAAGGGATCGTCTTCGATTTTAATAAACGAATCTTTGTAGCCTTGCGCGTACCACCTTACTTTCCGGTCTTCTTTGCACCAGATTTCGTAAATCGTAGCCCGGTCGTCAATTCGCTCGGTCTTGTCCGTTTTTGCATCACTCATGTCAGAAGCAATGTCATAGGAAATTTTATCGGCAAATTCTTTCGCAAAATCTTTTACCTGTGCTTTGTCGAGGTGGTGAATAAACGCCAACCACGGCAAATCTTCCCATGATTCCGCCGGACCTAGCAATATTTTGTCCCAGTCCCACGGCACAAGCTTAATTTCTTCTGACTCTACTTTAGCTGGCGATGTTTCGTTGTCGTTATCATCGACTTCAGCCGGTGTAATCTCTGCTTTGTATTTTATTCGGGTAACCGCACGACCGGGCAACAGCATGTCATGCACAGCCGATTCCATAGCGTTATCCATGCCGTATTCTTCTAGGCAATACGCTGATGCGTCTTCAAGCACTTTCGATACGTGCCGGCCTAAAATATCCTCTTGCCGAAACCTACGGCGAATATCGGGCTTAGGGATCTGTGAATACAACGACGGCTCAAGTGTTTCGACGTTTGCCCACAAAATATTAAATGAATTCGATTTCTCGCCTTTGGAATTCTTTGATTCGCCGTTTCGGAAAGTTTTTATTGCGTGCTTTCCGTCTTCACACCAGTCTTCATCACGCTTTTCAGATAACTTGATGTCCTCGGCGTATCGCTCTACTTCGTCATTAGTCGTTTTTACATCTTCCTTATCCATGAGAAACACCTAACCATTCCTCGTTTTTAAATTCGCACAAAACTGAATCTATCAAAATATCATCAACTTTCATCCAGCCATGAATTTCGGATGTTGGTTCGCCGTCCTTTGAAGCGAAGTTAAATCGAACAAACTCGCCGCATGGCGAAATTAGCTGATCATCACCGCCAATTTCTGCTTGGTAGTAAACTATCCGCGAGCCATGCTTTGCGGCCATTTCCTCATCTTGCTTAAAGTGCATAACGACGCGACTAGGACGATTAAATTTAAGTATTTCCTGCATTAACTTCTCTCCAAATCAGCGTATTCAACAGTAATAGACCCACTGCCACTGTTATCAGGGTCTACAATGAGCGATGTATTAAACCGAGTGGGACCAAATAAAAACCGAGTGCCGGCAGCGGCAGACGCCGGTATTGTATAAACCGTTGTGGTGCCGTCTTTAATAAGCAACGGTTGAGCAGAGAGCGCCGTATTAATAAAAATAGCGTTTAACAAAGCAGGCACAGCACTTACCGTAGTCGAATCATCAGCTACATTAACGGCAACTGCCTCCCATTCAGTAATAGTCATTATTCGCTCTCGCTTGCCAGTCTTCGCTTAGTCTGATTTGCCACAATTTCGTTAAATGTGCGATCTTTTGCGTATTTTGACGGTGGGGCTTCGCTAGGAAGTTTATCCCGACTGTAGACAATTGCCAAGTACCGCCATCCATCAGCATAATGTGAGGACCAATCATGGTCTGGACCTTGCGAAAACGCTTTCTTTTCATCGTTCCATTTTCGGTGGTAGGCCTTTACCGCTTCGTATCCGTCCGCGGCGTCTTCAGCGTGAATTCTGGCAATATTCAAAGCCTTGCGACCCGCGTTAATGCCGTCTTCAACCGATAAGCCCGGTACTAGCTCAATCAAATCCCAGCCAAAAGCCGCGGCAAATTGTTCCTCGGCAGACTTCAGCGTAGCAAATGTTTTGGCTCTTGCGTCGTGAGGCATGTTGATTGACCCGTACTGCCAGTCTCTATGGTGGGCGTACTCATTAGCATCACCCCATTCGGCAATACACTTGCCATCAATGATATTTATTGAACAATCTCGACCTGCGATAACGCCAATAAAGTGGTCCGGATCTTTGCCATGAGTCGCATAAGTCTCTAAAACGTGAATAGCACCGCCGTAGCACTGGAAAAACCAAATAGCGGTATCATCTGACCGGCCAATGTCCATTGCAGCGTGAACAGGGTATTTGTGGTTCCATTCAAACTCGGCCAAACGGCCATCTTCTTCAAGCTTTCTGCATTCTGAGGCGTAGTAAGCGCCCATAATGGCTGCATCAAATGAGCATTCGTATTCTTGCTCAAACAAGGCAATGCCCATATCTTCGCCATAGGTTGTCACGTACTCAACCAATTCTTCTTGAAGCTGTTGCGGCGTCATCCGCCCGGTGTCATAAACAGTCAGTTTTTCGGCAAAAGAATTGGGGTTTTTAATTGCTTGGTTGTATGTTCGATATCCGTGGTTTTTACCCCGTGGCGTTCCGATAAATATCTGCCAGCCATCGTTTTCAGCAATAATCGGGCGTAAATAGCCGCGTGCAGACGGGTTTGCTTGGGGCCACTCAGAATACACGATACCTTTAGGGGATGAACCAATCGAGCCTTCATAGTTATCAGACCCTAAACACTGCCAAGTCGAGGCATTGACCTTGCACTTAATAAACATATCGGTTTCGCGCTTGGTAAATAGCTCGTCAATAAAGACTTCATCTATTCGACGTTTGCCGGTGCGGGGATTCGTGGCCTCCCAAATCGCCTTTCTTACCTGGTTGCCTTGAGGCAGCATGTGCCAGTAGTTTGCGGGGTTTTCAAGCATTTCGCACGCAGTAAAGTACATGCAAATTTCATCTTTGCCTGCACGACGGTGCCAGATAAGCTCCGCGTGCTTACCCCCGTTGGTCAGGTAGTTCCATGCCGGTAGCTGATACCCGCGAGGCTCCCAGTTAACAGGAAAATTTATAACAGCCAATGGTTAACCAACTCCCTTAATCTTTTCATTCATTCTCATGGCACCAAAGCCAAGCATTCCCATCAGTACCGGCATAAGCTCGCCCATTGATAATTCGGGGAAAGTAGGCGGTTCGTTCATTACCAGTATCACTATAAATTGCAGGAGTGGAGATAGCACGAATGAATAAAACATAGCACTAGCGCATACCCAACCAACAGCAGGACGCCAGCCACCTCTAAACAAACTGCCTGATGACGCTTCAACCTTATTTACCTCCATCTGCCCTAACATCAACTGAAGCTCGCCTGACTGCTCAGACTGTTGCAATAGTTCTTGTGCTGCTGCTCTCGCGTCCTTGTCGGGAATAAGCTTGTCTAGTAACCCGCCTATTACGGGTAATGCTGCAAGGATGCTCATAACGATAAACCTCTATGGTTAATGCCAATCGACAAGTTCAATGTGCGGCGAGTCGTTAAATGCGTCTGTATCCCATCTAAAATTCTTGTCCCAGTCACCACCCCATCGAAGCTCGATGCCAAGACTATCACCTAAGCCGATAAAGTAATGAGCGTAGGCCGTAAATAGCTGAGTGTCGCCCCAATGTGTAAACGGAGATGGAATAAAGTCAAATGCACCGGCTGGCCCTGGCATTGCCGGATTAGTTGGGCCATATACGCTTCGAGGCTGATGCTTAGATTTTCGGTTGATCCCGTCTAGCTTGCTTTTTCCGTCTGCAAATAAAGCCTGTTGTTGCTCTACAGTGCGCACACCGTCAATTAGCGAGAAGTCGATCTTCTTTATCGCTATGTTGCAAACGCGTTGAAGTCGCTCATCAAGCTCGCTCAAGACGCGGATTGATCTATCTGATGTGAACGCAGGCATTACTTCCCCTTCAGGTGGTACGCGTTGCCGTATTTGACGATCTCACCATGCTGAACCCACCATTCGGCCCGTAGACCCTTCAAGGATTCGGCAACATCCTCATGTGATCGTTTGGCATCATGCCCGAAATCAATGATATTTAGCTCTTTCAGCGTAATAGGGTGATCCAGTGTCGAAAACCACTCCAAAAACTCCAACAATCCTTTTGTTGGCTCGGACTTGGGGGCTTCTGCCTCTACCAAGGCCAATGAATGCTTTTCTTGAGCGATAGCAAGGATCTTTTTAAGCTTGGTTCCGTATGCCATTGCCATAAAGCCAGCAGTCATCATGATTAGGGGGCTGTAGATGTCGGCTGATGGCTCGATATGGACGCCAAACCCGTTGATACCCATGTAAGAGACTGTCCCGACTACAACCAGCAGTTGGCCGGTACGGAGCCATGATTCATTTGGGCTTGCACCTGCGGCCTTTAGGATTGTGGCAATCGTCGTCATTAGTCGTGTCGAACCCCAACAGAATGGTTATTGCTGCGAGACAGATAATCACGAATATTTTGAATAGCGTTTCCAATTCCATCTGAAAATCCCAACATGAATGTAACGTGACTAAATGCAACCGCATGACTCATGCTCAGATATGAGCTAAACGGCAATACATCCATGATTAGACCAAAAGTAACCAGCACTGATAAGCCGAAAAAGGCTCCCATCGCCCTGAAATACATTCGGTTTGCTCGTTTAACCTGAACCCTGGCACCCAGTATCATGGCAAACGATGCCGTTATTTCGATAAGCGTCGCCGCATAGTAAAAAGGCCAGCCCGGTTCTAAGTAGACGTTCAGGGCCATGATCGATCCCAACACAAATACGCAGGCTAATACGGCGATTTTTTTAGGCTCTTTGGTCAGTGCCAGCGCCAATAGGATAGTGATGAATAGATAAGCGTCGAATGCGGTTATCATTAGCTGGGCTTCTTTTTAGGATTGGTATTACCCGTACCTAGCTTAGAGGCCGGTTTAGTCGATTTCTTCTTGCTGGGTTTGTTAGGTGAGCTTCCGTATGACATAGCAAAGTTACTCTGTGATTGAATAGAGTATTCATTCTAATCATGTAACCAACGTAGTCAAGCAGCGAGCGATAGACGCGCTTTCCTTACCAATGGGATAAACCTTTCACCCATACGCATACCCACCACACCATCCTTGATAATCACCTCAGCTTTATGAACTACTCCACCGTATACCACATACATGACATCCACCTGTTATGATCAATTATGGACAGTGTAACCCTAAGTTGACACTATGGGAAATCACTTGACAAATATTGAGATTATACTAATACTAAAGGTATTGGAGGGCGGGGTGGCGAGTAGCTCTACTAGAGAACATCTACCCCTGTATCATCTCCCTTTAGTTTGCATCCAAATGCCCTTACCCATCTTGAGTCTTTAAGGATAGCTCTGTCCACGTAGAGCCTTTGTGAGCGTGGTTACATGCTTCCAGAATTGGATTCTCTGGATTTGGTGGAGTCCCTCTCAATCAGATGCCACCCCACTTTTCCTTCACCCCCCCTACCCTTGCCTATCTCAACTCTCTCAGCATCACGTTAGTAAGCGCTAACTTACCCCCCCCCAGTGAGTACTCACTATCGCTACAGCCCAATGAATATGCACACGTTGGATGATACGCATGAATCACGCATGGATGATGCCATTAGTGACGATAACGCACGTAATAGCGCCTATATCAGCCTCATTAACCCTCAATCACGCATCATTCACGCCTAAGCCCTTGATACTGTGGCATCCTGGTACATGAATCACCCTCATGTTCCCCCCAATCATCATGAAAACGTTTCGCGTTACAAGTCACGCCTAATGCACTAATGTGTGTGTATTGAATCATTAGCAAGGAGATACGGACATGAGAAACAACACAGACAAGACCCTCGACATGCTTATAAGCGTAGTGCATTGGATAATGGTTGTCGGTTGTGGCCTTATAGCACTGGCAGGTCCAGTACGCTTGATAATCACATCACTAGCAGCGTAACCACAAAGGGGCTTAGGCCACATCACCAACGAAAGGAATACGGACATAAATACTCAACTACTCAACTACAAATACAAGGCGTTTAACGGCGTTGTGATGTCTGACAGACAGGTAGACCACTACAACAACTACACTCAAGAGATATCTAGGGCACAGGCGGCACAGCAACATGACAAGGTGAATCTGCTGTTAGACCAAAGAGCAATGACATTCAAGACCGCAATAGGGGAATAGGCATGAGAATGACTGAGCAGCAACAAGCAAGAGTAACCGAAGAATACACGACCATATCGGGTGAGCCAGTGACCGTTGAGCAAATAGGATCAACGTTGTATGTGTTTGGCTCTGAGCTGGCAACACTGCGTTGTTTTAAGGTTTGCCACGAGTTTAATGAAGTTCGACAAGGTTTGAGTGATGGCATAAACAGCTACCATTACATATCTTGGAGCCTCAACCAGTAGAATCAGAATCATAATCAAAGAAAGGGGATACACCATGTTAAAACTTACACAATCAAAAGCATTCAGCAAGAAAGACGCGCACGCAGCATTACTAGGGTTTCTGAATCGGGCAGATGAACGAATCGGCGGCAGTATTGAGGTTGATTACGCCACGTTAGAGAGACTATTCAAAATGACGCTACCAGCACAGCCAAAAATAGCCAAGACCGCGTTTGATTGGGTTGCAAAGGCTTGCGGCAAGCGTGACTACCGGCCGGCGCTTAACTATGTTTGCGTTAATGACGGAACAATTTATGGATCTGATGGTAGTCGTGTTCACTGGGCAAATACAGACCTGACAGACGGCCTGTATGATCCGAAATCAGGCGTTCTATCCGATAGCACTGACAAATACCCTGATGTTCAGCGCGTTATTGATTCGGCTTTTAAAGGTTCCTCACCTCTTGGCGATACTGTCATGGGTGAGACACCTACCATTGTGAATGGTCGCATTAGTGTTTACCCCGTCGGTGATATTCACGTACAAGCATCATTTTTAGACGCTGCAATGAATGGCGCTGAATCGGTCGAGTTAAACTCGAACACTGCCAGCAAATTCAATCCTGTTTGGGGCAATTCAGAGCATGGAACATTTGTCATCATGCCAATAGACATTAGCAAAGTTAAATAAACCAATGAGAGAGAGAACTATGAAAAAGACAATTAACACAGTGACCGGCCATAAATTTGAGTTCACACGCCCTGGTAGCAGCTACGTCTATTTAGAAATCGATGGCGCCCCAGCTCGCCAAATATGCAAGGGCGGGGGCTTCGTTGGGTCAACCATTCACTGCGACGGCGGACACGAGGAATTTAATCGCCTAGTCGCGAATTGGTATCGAGCGCATAGAAAAGCCGCATAGTCGAAATCAGATTAACAGGGCATAACTAACCAAAAAACTTAATAAACCAATACGCGCCTTTCGGGGCGCAATCTCAAAACCTGGAGTCTACACCATGCAAAAAATCACATTAAAATCACTACAAATCCGCGTCGATTCACTCAACGAATTGATGAACGAGAATGAAGCCCCCTATTCCAAGGATAAAAACGGGAAAATGACCGCTAATATCGGGAATTATCACATTAGCCAAGCATATGGCGGCGTATGCCTGCATCAAATGAGCAATGAGGGCGGCGGAGTCAGGTGCCCATTAATGAATGGGCATGTTCCCAAACGCGAATTGTTCGAGCAATTAACGGCATACATCGCCGGTATAGTTGAAGGGAAAAAGTAATGGCAGATTATATGGTTGAGGTTAGTCTAATCGTTAAGGTTCCTGTGAGCGCCCCCAGCAGGGGCGAAGCTGAAGCACTAGCCTTGCGGCAGTTAACGGTAAAGCTGGGCAAGGCGGCAACAGACGGCGCAATAGCGATAGCATGGCGAGAGGGTCAATAATATGGAAATGGTATTAAGTATAATTGTTATAATGATTTTAGCATGGTTCTTTGTCTGCCAGGTTATCAGCATGGTAGACCGGCCAAAACATAAACCGATGGCAACAAGGGTGAAGCATGGCAAAGAAAACCGACAAAACTTGCGCTAGTCGCCAAACCACGTATCGGGCGAGCATGGCGGCAAAGGGCTTT